CCTTCTGTAGTTCCTTCTATAATTCCACCTGATATAGCTTTACTCCATCTTTCAATTTCTGATACGTCTTCGCCTTTTGAGTTAGCTTCTTTTAATCCTCCTGATGCTCCACCAACAACTGCTAATGTAGGCAAATTAAGAGTTGTATTTCCAATAGCAACAGGTATTTCTCCTGCTCCTCCTAATATATATGTTCCAGCAGCTAATCCAGCCGTATATCCAATTAATCACCTCTTGCTCCACACCTGATGTATCTCCTAATACTGAATCATCTTCATAATTTGCAGGAGTCGAAGATTCACTTTCTGTATGCAATTTGCCTAGTATATCTAGTTGACTTTTTTCATAAGAAGATAATTCTTCTCCTCTATTTTGTTTTTCTCTAATATTTTGGATTTGTTGTCTTTGAAAATTATCCCAATATGTTCCATTACCTTTAGAAAAATTATAAAATGCTCCTATAGGAGATGCGTAAGAATCTGACTTTAAGCCTTCTTTTATAACATCCTTGTTAGCCCATTCTCTTGTCTTCTTTGCTGCTTCATTGTGACTAAATAATGATTGAAGTGTAGCCAAAGCATTAGCCCCTAAATCAACGACATTTTCAAATACAGAACTTGCTCCTATTCCCAAATTTGTAGCAATGTCTGTTCCAGTACCTAATGCTGTTTGAACTGTTGCTAAAAATGGATTACTATTTTCATAAGCTTTACTATTT